GATATTTAAACAGGGCACAGCAGATGTAATACCTGCACTTAAACAGTATTACAATATTGATTTTAATGTTCCACTTGACACAGAACTTAAAATAGGATATGATTGGTTAAATATGAAGGAGGTTTCATGACCAAAGAAATAGAAGCACTTGAAACATTAGATGAATATTCTGATGAAGAGTATAGTGCGTATCTAGAATATACAGCACTAAAAGATCAATGTATGATAGAGCCTACTACATTGTATATAAATAAAAATCATGAGTTTTTATCAGAGTGGGATTACTTTGCAAATGCTGATGGATTAGATGTAAAAGTAATAGATGGGGAGACTAGCATATGTTAGAGATACTTGAGTATCTTCCTGGTATTTTATTTGTGTGGTTTTTACTAGGATTTTTAATAGATGAAATATTTTAAAAAATACTTGACAAATTACTAAAAATGTGGTATAAGAAACTTAACAATAAGGAGGACAAATGTCTGACAATAACTTAACAAACATAAAACAAATGTCTGATGAGCAAATAATGCAAGCTATCGGACAGGACGATGGTTCTAATGCAGGTAATAATATACCTAGATTAGCAATCAATCGTACACCTGAAGATGATGATGGTAATCAATTACCAGTTGGTCATTATTATACTTACGATTCTAAACTTGGTCAAAATGTATTTGGTAAACCTGTTACATTAAGACCATTTGTAAGTGCAATGCAATATATGCACTACGATGCAGATAAAGGTGAGTATATAAACCGATCTATTATATTTAAAAGTTGGAAAGAAGAAGCTATAGATATACTAGGCGGCACTAAATGTGGTAAGATACCTTTTAAAGAAAGATCAACTCTTACCCCAGAACAATTAGAACAACAAAGAACTATAAGATGTTATAAATTAGTGTATGGTTTGCTATCTTTTAAAGATGGTAAGACTGCACAAGGTGAGCCACATGTTGTAGAAGATTTACCAGTTCTATACAGAGTAACTGGAACAGCTTTTTCACCAGTTACATCGGCACTAGACCAATTGAAAAAAAGAAAAAAACTTATGTTTAATTGCACTTTTTCTCTTGATACTAAAAGGCAGAAAAAGGGAGGCAATGTTTTTTATGTGCCAGAAATAACTGTAAATGCAGATGCTAATCTACAATTATCAGATATGGATATGGAAACATTAAAAGTATTTCAAGAGTCTATAGATGTAGAAAATGCTGAAGTTGTTGATGCATATAATAATGCAAAGACAAAGCAAAGTAATGTATCGGATAAAATAGATGCAGAGATTGTTGAAGATATAGAAGATACACCAGAAAAAGTATTAGCTTCATAATGAATACTATACTTTTAAAAGTACAACAATACTTAGATTCTGTATCTAAAAAACCAGCAGAGTTAAATAGTAAACTTGTTGATGAGTTTGGTGAGGCGTGTAAAAACGCCTTACTAAAACAATTTCATGAGGATAGAAGATCTAAGTTTGAATTAAGAATGTCAAATGTAGGTAGACCATTGTGCCAATTACAAATGGAGGCTAAAGGTATTAAAGGTGAAGGACAGCCTTACAATAATAAAATGAGAAATACTTTTGGTGATTTAATAGAAGCACTAGCTATATTTGTTATGAAATCAGCAGGAGTAGATGTTAAAAATGAGCAGAAAAAAGTTACATACAAGTTTAATGGAGACTCAATTGAGGGTAGACAAGATGTTGAGATCGATGAAAAAATATGGGATATTAAAAGTGCATCACCTTATTCCTTTGAAAAAAAGTTTGGTGAGTCAGGAGGTTTTACGGAAGTTGTCAAAGATGATTCCTTTGGTTATGCATCACAGGGATTTTTATATAGCGAAAGCCAAAACAAAAACTTTGGCGGATGGATAGCTATTAATAAATCTACAGGTGAATGGACTATTTGTGAAACACCATCTGTACATTATGAGTACAAAAAAACAGCTATAGAATCTGCTTTAAAAAATATAAAAGCTATAAAAAATAACAAACCATTTAAAAGATGTTATGATGATATAGCAGAAACTTTTAGAAGTAAACCTACTGGTAATAGAGTTTTGGGCTTTGTATGTTCATACTGCCCATACAAACTTCCTTGTTGGGGAAGTGATAAGTTGCAGTTGTTACCGCAACAGCAATCAAAAGGTAAAAATCCAAAATGGGTTTGGTACACTTCCGTAACAAATCCAAAGAAAGATGATACCGTGGAGAGTGGTGGGGAATAGTTTGAGGGGTCTATTCTTCACCTGCTCTATATGATGTTATATTTTATAGTGTTTAAACATAAAAAAGATAAAGATTATAAATTGTTTACGAATACAATATTTGATAAAGAAAATGAAGCAGAAGATTTTGGAAAAAAAAGTATGAAAAGAAACTATGAACACAAAGTTTTAGAATACGATAGTGAAAACCATAATAGGTATTGGAATGAAAAAAATAAATAAAATTAATGCAATTAATTCTGTTAAAGTAATAGTTAGCCCTTGGCAGAAAGGTTTTACTTGTGGTATTATAATGGATAGTAACTCTAAAATGACCACAGAGCAATACGAATTATGTTCTACAATAGCTAGAGGCATGATAAAAATGGCAACTACTGACCCCCATTCAACGTTTCTGTGGGGACTCCGTGGATTTGCTGAAGATAAAAAAAAGAGTGAGAAAGATATGACAATCAGTTCTGTAGCAGAATTTGATGATGAGTCTAATGTTATAGACTTTCTTGAGTTCTTAAAAAAGAAACGAGATAAGGAGTTAAACTAATGGCAACGCACTTAGTTATAGGTGACCCTCATTGTACACCTAAAACAAACAATGATAGATTTCTGTGGGCAGGCAGAGTAGCAGCAGATTATAAAGTTTCTCATGTAATATGTATGGGCGACTTTTGTAGTATGGATTCTCTTTCAAGTTATGATAGAGCAAAGAAATCTTTTGAAGGTAGAAGATACCAAAAAGATATGGATCATTCGCATGAAGCATTATCTTTATTTAATAAAGGACTAGGTAAACATAAACCTAGAAAGATTATGTTACATGGCAATCACGAAGATAGAATAGATAGATTCGTAGATGAGAATCCAGAACTTGATGGAACATTAAAGATAAGTGACCTTAAGTTTAAACAATATGGTTGGCAAGAAGTACCATATAGAAGTATGAAAGTAGTAGATGGCATACACTATGCACATCATTTTCCATCTGGTATTATGGGCTCAGCTATATCTGGAGAAAATATTGGCAGAACTCTCTTGACAAAACATAAAGTTTCTGCTACAGTAGGGCATAGTCATTTGTTAGATTATGCTATATCTACATTACCAAATGGTAAGAAGATACATGGGTTATCTGCAGGATGTTATTTATCTCATTCAGAATACTTTGCTAGAGATACACAGCATATGTGGTGGAGTGGTCTTATACTTAAAAGAGAAATTAAAGATGGTAATTATAATATAGAAACAATTGATATAAAAACTATTAGGAGAGAATATGGTAAAAAGTAAAAGAGTATACGAAAAAGCTATAGATCACGGGCATGACATGTCATATGAAAATGAAATTAAATATGATAGTGTAAATGCACCTGCACATTATTTGCATGGTAGAAAAGAAACTATTGATGTAATTAGTGATTGTATGACTGATGATGAGTATCATGGATATCTAAAAGGCAATATATTAAAGTATGTTTCTAGATATAAATTTAAAGGTGAGCCTTTAGAAGATTTACAAAAGGCACACTGGTATTTAAATAGATTAATACAGGAGGTCAACAATGGGTCAAGTTAAACAAGCAATAATAGAAGTAGAAGATTTCGTTGCAGGTTGTTTACGTCAAGGTAGAACGTTAAACCAAACTATACGAGATGCCAGAGAATCTTTGGCAGCAAAAACTAATCCTTATCTTGATGATGAGGAGTTAATAGAAAATAAATACTACCAATTTAAAGGAGCAGAGTAATGCGTGAATCATTTGTAGAAGCACTAAAGCGTAAGTATGAAGCAGAGATAGCTTCAGCTAAAGCAACAGCTGAAGTGTATTTAGAGAGACCAGTTGCTATTGGAGAACATCCACAGTTTTTAGAAGAGTTAGATAAAGTATTAAACCAAATATCTGCTGCTGAAGAAAACTTAAAAACATTGTCTAAGTATTTTGATACTACAAGAGACGATGATATACCATTTTAATAGGAGGACAAATGGCTGAACAAAAGAAAGAAACACCAAAGACTGCACCAAGAATGTATCACATAGATTCTGAAAAACTTATGGATATTATGAGATACTTAATGACTAGACCATATGGAGAGGTTGTTAAATTAATGAACTCTTTATCTACATTAACACCTGTTGATTT